TGCCGGCACAGTCCGAGAAGGAATCTTTGATATCAAGTATGAGGAAGCAGAACGAATCATAAACGGATTCGATGATCCAGATGGATATAAAGGTGAAAGGGTTTTGCCTATTATCTACGAGTTAGATAAACGAGAGGAATGGACGGATCCTTCCTGCTGGAAGAAAGCGAACCCTGGTTTAGGAACGATTAAAAGTCTTGACCAGTTAAAGGATAAGGTGGAAAAAGCGAAGGCCAATCCTCTCCTGGTAAAAAACCTTCTTACCAAAGATTTTAATATCAGGGAAACATCCAGTGAAGCCTGGCTGACGTTTGAGCAATTAAACAATCAGGAAACATTTGATATTAAAACACTTAACCCTAGCTATGGAATTGGCGGTTGTGACCTTTCATCCACAACTGACCTTACGGCGGCTAAGGTTATTTTTATGCTTCCAGACGATGATCACATATACGTTAAGCAGATGTATTGGCTTCCGGAGGATTTGCTGGAACAACGTTCCAAAGAGGACAAGATACCATATGATATTTGGCATGATATGGGACTACTGAGGACCACACCTGGAAACAGTGTTCATGCGAAGTTTGTAACGGAATGGTTCTTGGAGATGCGGGATGAATACGGAATTTATTTACCATGGATTGGTTATGATTCGTGGAGTGCGAAGTACTGGGTGGAAGAAATGCAGGGGTATTTTGGAAAGGAATCGATGGTCCCTGTGATCCAAGGGAAAAAAACTCTCTCTGCCCCTATGAAACTATTGGGTGCAGACCTTGAGGCAAAAAAGATTGTTTATAATAACAACCCCATTGATAAATGGTGTCTGTCGAATACAGCAATTGAAGTGGACAAAAACCTAAATATCCAGCCGTGTAAAACGAATAATCAAAGGCGAAGGATTGACGGAACGGCGGCATTACTAAATGCCTATGTTGTGCTGCAGGAAAAGAAAAATGATTACCTGAACATGATCTGATTGAGAGGGGGTGAAACATTGGGATTATTCGATAAAATTTTTGGAAAGAAACAACCAGCCACGACTACCAGGTTTGAAATGATCAATGATAGCGGAAATGGCTTTTATGCCTGGAATGGAAAGGTATATCAAAGTGATATCGTCAGGTCTTGTATTCGCCCGAAAGCAAAGGCAGTTGGGAAATTGGTGGCCAAACATATTCGGGACAATGCGACTGAATTCAAGGTTAATCCTGACCCATATCTGAGATTTATCCTGGAAGAACCTAACCCTATTATGACCGGGCAGATGATGCAGGAGAAACTGGCCACACAGCTTGAATTGAACAATAACGCTTTTGCTTATATAAAAAGGGATGATCTTGGTTACGCGGCCGAAATATACCCTATTCCCTGCTCCTCTGTGGAAGTAGTAGAGGGTAGTCAAGGAGATATCTTTCTGAAGTTTTATTTTCTAAACGGAAAACAAATGACAATTCCCTATTCAGACGTGATCCATTTGAGAAAAGACTTCAATGAGCACGATTTCTTTGGCGAACACCCCGGGCAGGTCTTGGCACCTCTGATGGAGATTATAAGCACAACAGACCAGGGCATTGTTAAGGCTATCAAAAACAGTAACGTCATCAAGTGGATTTTGAAATTCACAAGCGTTCTTAAACCAGATGACGTGAAAAAGAATGTGGATGATTTCGTTGCCAATTACTTAAACATCGAGAGTAATGGTGGAGCTGCTGCAGCCGATCCGCGTTATGATCTCCAACAAGTTAAACCTGAAAGCTATGTACCCAATGCAGAACAGATGAAGGAAACTCTGCAAAGGATATATAGCTTTTTTAATACCAATGAAAAGATCATCCAGTCCAGGTTTACAGAGGATGAATGGAATGCCTATTACGAGAGTGAGATCGAGCCCTTGGCCATGCAGCTTTCTGGTGAATTTACGAGAAAGATATTCTCCAGAAGAGAGCGTGGTTTTGGGAATAAGATCATCTTTGAAGCCTCTAGTCTTCAATATGCTTCGATGAAAACAAAAATGAACCTGGTGCAAATGGTTGACCGGGGATCATTAACCCCTAATGAATGGAGATCCATCCTCTCCCTGGGACCTATAGAGGGTGGCGACAAGCCGATTAGGAGGTTAGATACTGCTCTAGTGAAGGAAGGGGGTGAGGACGATGAACAAGACGGAGAAAAGGGAACTGCTGAGTAATACCATTGAGCTCAGAGAAGGTGAGAATGGTTTAAGAACCATTTCTGGATATGCAGTGAAATGGGAAATGAAATCTCACACCATGGGATATTGGAGAAGATTCAAAGAGCAATTTAAAAAAGGTGCTTTTGCTGAATCTATTACTCAGGATGATCAAAGGGCCTTATGGAGTCACGACACATCTCAAGTATTAGGCCGCACTAAAAATGGTACATTGCGGTTGTTTGAGGATGAGGTTGGATTACGGTTCGAATTGGATCTTCCAAACACCACATTAGGTAATGATGCTTACGAAACAATAAAACGCGGTGACGTTGATGGAGTGAGCTTCGGTTTCATGATGGTAAAAGAGGAATGGGATGAATCCGATCCAGATAACATTGTGAGAAGTATTAGTAAAGCAAAGTTATTTGAAATCAGTCCGGTGGCCTTTCCTGCTTATCCAGATAGCCAAGTATCTGCAAGAAATCACGATCCATACAAGCAATTTGTGGAGGAACGCGATAAGCAGATTTTACGCAAGAAATTAATATTAAAAACTTACTTATAAAGGGGATGTTTAAATGAACCGTTTAGCAGAAATTCAAGCACGTATGGAAGAAATTCGTGGATTATTGGAAAGTGATCAGCAAGTAGATTTGGCAGCGTTGGAATCTGAACTTCGTTCTTTGAATGATGAAAAGGCACAGATTGAAAATCGTCAAAGATTGCTTAAAGAAGCTGGTGAAATCAACAAAGGTACAGCAGGAGAAGTTCGCACAATCGAAACTTTCAATGCTAACAAAACTGAAAATCGTGGCCAAGGCACTGATTCTACAGAATATCGCAATGCCTTTATGAATTATGTCCTTCGCGGAGAAGCGATCCCTGCAGAGCTTCGTGCAGATGCAGTTACTAAAACATCTGACATCGGCGCAGTAATTCCGGAAACTGTTCTAAATCGTATCATCGAAAAAATTGAAGCGGTTGGCATGATTTTGCCGCTTGTTACTCGCACTTCTATTAAGGGTGGAGTAAGCATTCCGACTTCATCTGTTAAGCCTGTTGCTACATGGGTGGCTGAAGGATCTGGAAGCGACAAGCAAAAGAAAACCACTGGAAGTATTACTTTTGCTTACCACAAACTACGTTGCGCTGTGGCCGTTACACTTGAGACGGATGCAATGGCTTTAGCTATTTTTGAAACCACACTTGTAAACAATGTGGTAGAAGCTATGACCAAAGCTATCGAACAAGCTATCATTAGCGGTTCTGGAACAGGTCAACCTACTGGTATTCTTACAGAGACTCCAGTTGCTGGACAGGCCTTAGATGTTGCTGAGTTGGATTATAAAACACTTACCGATGCTGAAGCGGCGCTTCCGCTTGAATATGAATCAAATGCTATTTGGGTCATGACTAAGAAAACATTCATGGGCTTTATCGGAATGGTTGATGGTGATGGTCATCCGATCGCCCGTGTAAACTATGGGATTAATGGAAAGCCAGAGCGCACCTTGTTAGGCCGTCCGGTTGTTCTTTGCAACTACATTGATAGTTTTGGAACAGCAACCACAGGAAAGGCCTTTGCTTTCTTGTTCAACTTCCAAGATTATGTTCTAAACACCAACTATCAAATGGGTGTGAAGAAATACGAGGACAACGACACTGATGATCAAGTAACAAAGGCCATCATGATTGTGGACGGTAAAGTAGTAGACAAAAACTCCCTGGTTGTTCTCAATAAGGCAGCGGCTGTATAAGGGGTTGATGGGAAATGAAACATCTAGTAATTAAATCATTCATCGATAAAGAAACAGGTGTTGGATATAACGCAGGTAGCACATATGAGTCAGATGACTCTGAACGTGTTGCCTTTTTAATTGATGCAGGTTTTCTAAAAGGATCTCAAAAAGATGATCTTGAATTCCCTAAACACATTGGCGGTGGATATTATGAACTGTCTAATGGAGAAAAAGTTAAGGGTAAGGATGAAGCTATAGCAGCTGAAGAGGAATTGAAGAAAGCAGGTGAATAACCATGCTTGAATCTGTCAAATTAGCATTGCGCATTACCAATACTGCTTTTGACGGTGAAATAAGTGATCTGATCGAAGCAGCCAGACAGGAGTTGATCTTGTCTGGCGTTTCTTCTTCCAAAGCATCAGACGAATCAGATCCACTCATTAAAAGAGCGATTACCACCTACGTAAAAGCAAATTTTGGATGGGATAATCCTGATTCAGAGAAGTTGAACCAAGCGTTTCAATCATTGAAGATGCACCTCTCTTTGGCTGGTGATTACAATGTTGTTTCGTGATGTGATTGACCTAATCGGAGTTACAGAAACACCGGATGGTTCCGGAGGCATTGTGGAAACAGAAACTACAAGGCAAGTGTTTGCTAATAAGAAGTCTATTCGACAAGCC